GAGACCTACAATCCTGAGACTGGTAACTACGAAAAGAAAGGTCTTAATACTAAGACGGGTGAAATTACAGAGGTCGGTGCCTCTGGAACTGGTATCACTTCTGGTAGTTTTGAGAAAGGTAAGTCTCTGGTTGAGAAATTTGATTCTGTCTACCCAATCCGTGATTCGGATGGTCAGATTCAAATGTCTAGCCTTAACTGTAACCCTGCTAACCTTAATAAGAAGCCATGCTTCCCAGAACTCATCTTCGATAACGCTCAGTCAACATCTCTTATTAGAGCACTTCCCATCATCGATGATATTGGATCGATTGTTGGTGTCTATATGAAGAACAAAGGTTCTAACATCAATACCACTGCTAGTGTTCGTGCCATGTTCACCTGTAATGAGCCAGAGGGCACAGGCGCTAAGATGACACCTATCATTCAGAATGGTAGGATTGACAGAATCAGAGTTGATTCTCCTGGTGTTGGATATGGACTTGATCCTGATAATACTTACTGTCCAACAGAGCAGAGAATCTATTTGGTTGACAATCTAGAGATTCAGGATTATGTTGATGAGGGTGGATTCCTGTATGTTGATGAGACAGTACAGGCAGATCCCAACAAACCATTCATGCAAGTTGTGGAGTTCAATTACAATAACACTGAACTTGTAGGTATTGCTACTTTGGACAAGGAGCAAACTGTTCCAGCAGGTGTTAGACTGTACACAGCAGGTAATGCTTACAGCTTTACATTGAATCCAAAGGAAGTCTTCTATGATCTGGCTATTCCAGCAAATGCCACTGCCATCTATGCTGGTTGCCCAGACTTGATTCCAGTTCTTGATCAACTTGGGATAACTAATGTTGGTGAAGGATACACTGATCCTAAGATTGTGGTCGGTGACGATGAAATTGGTCACATTCAAACTGACAAGAAGGGTAGACTTCTTGAGCCAGTCCTAACTGTCAAAGCAGTTGGTAATGTAAGACCTACTATTAAGGATCCTACAGGATATGGAGGTGTACTCGTGCCTACATATAATTACGTTGGACCTACCAAGTTCAAGGAAATCTACAACCTGAATGAATATATTGATTGTGTTGGTCACCCTGGAGTTAAATAATGCCACATAATGATCTCCACACCAAAGCTTTAGCTAGAGCTAGAGCAGCACAAAGCGCAAGACCAGACACTTCTGTAGTTGACCTGGAGAAGGGTGGGGGTAAAGAAACTCCCAACGATAATCCCCAGTCGATTACTGAATATCCCAAGAATTTTGTCAAGTGTACATCCGCTGGACATGTTCTTGAGATGAACAATTCCTCTGGTGGTGAACGTGTCCGTCTCATTAATGGTGGGACAGGATCGTTTATTGATATGGATAGTGATGGCAAAACTTATATTCAATCTAAGAATGAGTTACATCTAAAGTCTGACCACAGCACAACACTTGTTGTTGGTAAGGACCTCAAGAAAGACAAACTCGTTATTAAGGTTGTGGGTGATTGTCACCTCCAAGTTGAGGGTGACCTCCATACTGAAGTGCTAGGTGATCGTTACGACTCTATCGCAGGAAACTGGAAGGTAGAGACGAAAGGATCTACATTCATGACTTCACGAGAAAACATTGGCATTGAAGCTGATAGCGAGCTCCGTATCATTGCCAATGAGATTAACCAGAAGATGACGTTCGCCAAGACCGATATGGCTGCTGGCGGACAGGTTGTCGAAGAAATTAACGGCAACCGTGTGATTAGAATGAGTAAAGAAGGTGGTACCTTCGCTATCGAGAGCGAGGGAGACCTTCGATTTAATGTCAAAGGTTGTCGCTACGACAAAATTGGAAGAAATTACTTTACTGAAGTTCAGGGCAAAATTAAGATCAATGCGATTGGAGATGATGTCGATTGTATCGAAGGTGGTGCCCCTGCTGGAATGGATGTTGAAAAACCAGAGGATTCTCCCTATGGGAATCCAACTGGTTGGGAACTAACAACAGGTGAAACTTCAGTTCGCATTACTGCCGAAGACTTCTATATGGCTGCTACTGGATCAGCCAAAATGGAAGCAGGTGGAGACGAATTTAAGATTGAGTGCGACAACGGGATTTACCTTAATTGACATTCGACGGTGAATGTTGTATAGTAAAAAACGTAACTAATGTACGGTATGCCTCTAACATTACATCAGGCACACGTTCTCTCATCATTCATCGAAGAGAAGTGTGATGAATATGTGGAAGAACTTACTCGGAGTAAGTTCCAATCCCCAAACGCAGATCAAACCCAAGCAGGAACCTTCTTTACTACCACTAGGAGTGCCCTGCTGGCAACCAAAGAACATGCGGACAAGATCATCGCTCATGCCAAATCTCAAAGTGGCACAGTGAACACCGCAGGCTTCATGTGGGTGCCCTATGATATGGAGGAAGACAAGCAAACAGCATCATGATGAACGAAACCCTCCTCTCGAAGTGCGTGGTCAACATCCCTACCCGTACCTTCACCCTGTTCTCCGATGATGCTCAAGTAAAAGAGCTGGTGTGTGACTCTGTTGAGCAGTTTGAGCGTGTGCTCGATGTAGTTCGTACCTCTTGTAATAATGACGAAGTTCAATACATTTACTGATTATGTCACAAGTAGTTGCCCTTGCGGAAATCCGTGAGGTCTTAAGAAACTCAAAGCGGGTTACCGATAAGGTACTGCTTGAAGTTGCCACCATTGCTATCAAAGAAACTCTAGGTGATCGTCTCAACACAGAGATCACCATGGAGTCTAAGTTCGTAGACGATCTGGAAGCAGACTCTCTTGACCTCGTGGAACTGGTTATGTTCCTTGAGGAAGCCTTTGGTATCGAGATTCCTGATGAGTATTCGATGGAGATTGTCACCGTTGGTGATGCCATCAAGGTCATCAAGGAATGTAAGAAGAACAAAGGTAAGAAGCGTAAGATCGACAAATCAAAGTATCTCAAAAAGCCAAATCCTGATGGACCTATCGGTGCTACTCCCAAGCAGTTCCGTGGTGACGCATCAGCTAAAAAGACTCAAGAACTCGCAGATGAAATTGAAAAGTTCCTTCAGGAAGACGACTCAGAAGGTGGAGACGACACCAGCTCTAGTCAAGGAATCTAACTACGCCCTGTACCGTGCTACAATGAACTTGCCACATGCGGCATATCATTGCGGTATGACTAAGCGTGAAATGAAGATGACGTTTAGGGAGTTCCTTAAGCATCATCCTCCCGACTATCAGGACCTTGAACAGTTAGAACTGCTAATGAAATGAAGACAAAAAAGGTATACTATAACTATGTCATGGCAGGATCTGAGGAATCTTTTCTCGATCCTAAGGAGACTGACTTCTTTGCTGAAGATTATTTTGACGCTCCTAGTCCTGCCCTTAAAGGGTATGACATGAACTATCGCCATGCTAAATGCCCAGCATGGAAACAGTATTATAAAAATACCTTTGCTCTTCACCAATCCTTCCCACTCGGCATAAACTATAAATCTGCCGATAAATATCTGGAGTCAAACCTATCGCAAGACTGCTTCGATCAGTATTTTATGCTGGGCGATGGTTGGCTCAATGGAGAACACCCCGAGATTCAATTCAAACAAGGTTATTGTTTCTGGACAGAAGATAAGGATGTATGGATAGAACAGTTCCAGCATCCTGAGATGACCAGACTTGGACTAGATGTTGTATGTGGCACCTTCCCTATTTCCGTATGGCAGCGACCTGTCAACCTAGGATTCAAGATTACCAAGTATGACCAAAACATCTGGCTCCCAAAAGGAGCACCTCTCTGCTACGTTCGCTTTACTTCAGCAAGAACTAGAGATGTCAAATTCGTCCTTGAAAAACGACCAGTCCCTGAGAGAGTGGCTAAGCGACAACTTCAAGATCTCTGGCTCAAAGACTGGCACAACAACTACTCATGGGACTTAATTAAGCAGAGACTTAAAAAAGAGGAGGAGAGTAGTTGCCCCTTCTCATTCATGTGGAGAAAGAATGGAACCACTTCTTAAAGTATACTGGGACTACCGCATTCTTGATGGCGTTGGTGTTGTCAAGATGTTTTATTTGAATGGTATGCCCTTCACATTTGATGATGAGGACATTCCCATCATAGATGAGATTGCGGAAACGTTGGCTAAAGACCGACCAGTTATCACTCATGAGGAGATCTATAGGGGATCCTCATATCTCATCGAAGAGGGTTTACATCCGCTCCTGGATGCTATAGACTTAGATGAGTGTTCAGAGATGCCTCTGGAATGAAAGAGTTTGATTATGACCTCGACTATAAGTCACTTGACTTCACAAATCCAGAAACTCGTAGACTTTATCGTATTGGAAGGGGAGAGCAAGGAGTTCTATTGGTTCGCCCTTATACAGACGACATTGGTGCTCACTGGAGATTCAAATCTATTCCTATAGCAGAACAATCTTCACGCGCAATTCATAACATGTATTGCCAATATCGTGAGCAAAAAGACTTCATCGGCATGGATATGTGTCGCAAGTTCTTAGAGATGGGTTTCACCAGATCTAGACGCTATGCTAATCACTCATCAGGGCGTAAGTATGCGACAAAACCACCATATTATCACACTGGTGATCGTGGTGGTGCGGAAGTATTGCCTCAAGATCCTGATTCTTTGACCTGTGAAAAAGCACATTGCGCGAATATATTTAAGACTGTGCGCGATTTAGTAGCAAAAGACCCTACATACATTGAGATGCGTAAGGAATGGCGCTCCAATGAATGAAGATAGAACAGAGAACGAGATTGCATGGAGTCTTCATAGTATGGGAAAGCGATTAGATGCTAAGAATTATAAAATAAGTCACAAGACCATCTCTACAAGAGATGAAGAGTGGCAAGAATATACGATTCAGTATAATAAAAAGAAGAAGGACAGTTGAGAAACCGCACACTGGGTTGACCTGGTGGGCGGTTTTGCCCTATAATATGATCACAAGCGACAGACAGCATGATTCAGTTCCGCTCCCACCAATCTCGTGCGCTCGATATTCTCAGCGACGCGCAGAAAGGTTGCATCTATGTACCTACTGGCGGTGGCAAAACTATCATTATGATGGAAGATTGTGCCCGCCGACTTATTGATGCGGACAAAGCAATGACCGTTGTTG